AGTCCACACAACGGGTTGAGTCTACTATTGATCCCGGTGTACCGAACTTCACCCACATTCCTGCCTCTGTAAGGACGAGGGAATACACGATGGGCAGTTCATCCGAGAAGCGGTACAGCCGAGGTGAGTTCAGCTTCAATAACGTCCAGAACGACAATGTGCGGATTGAGACGACCACCTACGACCCTGACGCCACAGAGACGGTGCTAGAGTACAGCTTCAGCGGGAACACAGACGGCACGCTTCGTCCAAGGATAGCGGCTAGGGGAACGTCTATGGACTGCACGATAAGTTTCGTTGTTGGAAGACCATCCTTGAAAAGTGCTGCTGTGTATGCTATAGCAACCAACAGACCGATGATCAGTCAGGAATAATTTTATATGCCAGCTCAACAGATCCAAAAAGGCACAACTTACGCTGATTTCCCTGGGGCAAACTCGCAGGTCACTGCCGAGAACCTGAATGATCATGTCGATAACGCCGTGCTGCTGCCCGGAGCTATCTCGGCGCAAACTACCGGCACACCTGAAGAGGCAGACTACATCTTGGCAGAACGCGCAGGGGCGCTCTTTAAGTATACGATTGAGAGCGTTAAAACGCTATTTTCGTCAATATTTGTGCCTTTAGCTGGCGGCACGATGACTGGCCCTCTCTTGCTTAACACAAGCAACCCATCTACGTCTGCTACAGCAGCCAGCAAGGGATACGTTGACGCTACAGTGGGGGCATCTATCCTGCCGGGACAGATTGTCATGTGGGGTACATCTACGCCTCCCGCTGGATGGCTTGAGTGCAATGGTCAATCCACGGCTGGCTATCCTAACCTTACTGCGTTATTTGGCACTAATCTTCCCGATTTGCGAGGTGAGTTTGTTCGTGGATGGAGCAACAACCGCACGACGGTCGATTACCCTCGCGATATCTTGTCTGCGCAGGCACAGGAGATACAAGCGCATACGCACAGTTATACCGCGCCAACAATTATACAAGACGCAGTCAGGGGCGACGCCTCTGGTCGTGACCCAAGAACCGCAGCCGCAACCACGGGATCTACCGGTGGAGCTGAAACCCGTCCACGCAATGTGGCGCTGATGTTCATCATCAAGACCTAATGACAGTTAACGAATGGGAACAACTTGTAGACACATTATATGAGCAATGCCGAAACCATTTACAGCTTCTGGGACAGGTATCCCGAGATGACGTTGATGGCTACCTTAGTTTTTACGGCGTCCATGACAGCGTTTATGTGGCTCGGCGCGACGGCATCATCACCGGCATCGGCACTGTTCATCCAGGCGTTAGCGACTTTAATTGGAAGTGGCGCAAGGAAGACGGCCTCTGGACGATCCACATGGCGTGGGCTAGCGAGCCTCAAGCGGTCGCTGAGATGTTTAACCAATTCTTTGAGCGCAAATCACCAATCGCACAAGTGTGGGCATGGAGACACGATCATGCCGTCCCAATCACCCCAAGGAAACTAGAAAGACTTTTATATGGGAGGCAGTAAATCAACCACCGTACAAGCACCAGCGGCTCCTAATTACCAGGAGTCAATGCGCTCCATTCTAAAGGCGCAGGTAGAAATGGCTCCAGAGGTTTACGCCAAAGAACTGGAGTTTCAGCCCAAGTATCAAGCTCTTCAGGACCGGATTGCCAGGCAGGCTGCCGAAAGCCAGATTTCCTTGTATCGTGGACTTCAGCCTCAGTACTCGCAGTTAGAAGAAGACTACATGAAGAGTCAGCAGGCGGCGCAATTGCGCGGCTTGCAGGAGCGTGCGCCTGGATACGTTCAAGCCTTTCAAGAGGCTCAGGGCGTTGGCGGCATCAACCGCGCACTTCAACAGTACACGCAGCAGAAGCTCGGCGCCTTACAGACGGACGGCACGATGCTGTCTCCGCAAGAACAACGCGCCATCGAGCAGCAGACCCGTGCAGGCTTTGCGGCTCGGGGAACGTCGCTTGGCGGGCAATCCAACCTTGCCGAGGTGCTCAACCGCTACAACGCTCGTCAGGCTCGGGAACAACAGCTTGTTGCGCTTGGCACTGGCCTTGGCGGCTACTTCGCACAGCAGTCCGCGCCTGCACTTACGTCGTTCTACCAACAACCGATGTACGCAGGTTCATTTGGTGGTCAAGCCGCGCAGAATGCCATGATGGGCCAACAGCAGGCTGGCCCGCAGTACTTCAATCCAGAGTCGCAAACTGGCATGGGCTCGATCTACGGCGCATACAACGCACAGATGCAGTATGCTGCTGGAATGGCTCAGGCTGAAGCGGCAAAGAGTGCTGGCAAGAATGCAATGTTTGGATCTATTGGTGGTGGCCTGCTTATGGGAGCTGGAATGGCATTTTAATGAACATAATACCTGCTATAAGCTTAATCAGAAAGGCGCTTAAAAACGCAAAGCGTCCTGCCGTGCTTTGGAGTGGAGGAAAAGACTCCACTGTGTTGCTTGATCTATGCTTAAGCATGCGGCCTGACATGGAGGTAATCCACTTTAAGCTGCCCTTCTTGTCACACAAGTACAAGCACCACCATGAAGTGCAGGAAGAGCTTAAACTTACAGTCCACGATTGGGTGCCATCGTCTATTGCGCTAACTCACGGGAAAGACCGCATCGACGTTTGTGAGACGTATTCGCTTGGAACCGGGCAACTAAAGGTCATGCGCGGCACCGAAATGATGGACTTAACAAAGCCTTGGGTGTGCGGCAAAGAGTGGCTTGGCAGGCCAAAGGCTAATGTTGTTAACGACTTTGATGTACTGTTCTGCGGCCATAAAAGCAGTGATGAAGACCCGTTGACTGGCCAGATCCCGCTGATGGTGGACATGAAAATTATTGGTAACGGCACAGAGATGTGGTTCCCGCTTCGCGAGTGGACTGATGAAGATGTTTCTCTGTACATCACATCCAACAACGTCAAATACGACCAGAATCGATATGATACGGATGTTGTGTCCCGCCCGGACAAGCACATGAACAGTGACTACGTTCATGCCTGTTTTCGTTGCATTGATCGCAGGGAATCTGCATTTGTGCATTGCCCAAAATTACAGGCTGAAGTAGAGAACCTGCATGAGCATGTCTTGCACGAGCATCCCGTTGTCCCCTACTGCAACGTCCGATCTGGATTGCCAGAAATGCGGGATGTGTTGCAGTCACAAGGCCAGTTGGCCGATTCTGCGAAAAGATAGATCTGATGCAATTAACATTCCTAAAGAGTACATCCGCGATGATCTGCCATTGCTTAAGTGCGTTGGAACTCGCTGTATTGCGCTTTCGGGGATTGTTGGGCAGGAAGTTTCGTGTACAATTTATGAACATAGACCGCAAGCCTGCCAGCGGTTTGAAAAAGGCAGTCCTCTCTGTTTAGAAGCTAGAACCAAATTTTATGGCAAAACCTCGCGAACTTTATAACACTCCTGCTCCACAGGCGATGAGCCAAATGGGCGCTGGCATTGCTGACGCTTACGCTAACGTGGGCAGAATCGAAGGGCAGGGTATGGCTGCGCTAGGGCAGGGCATTGCACAGGGGATTACCGCAATAGGCGGCGCAGTTGCTGATTACAAGAAGATGTCGTCGCAGGTAAAGGCTGATGCGGCTGCATTCAATTCGTTTAAGGACTATCTTCCGGCTGAATTTGTGGGCTTACAGCAAACAATGGAGAACGACCCAAAGGCAAGCTTGCTGGATAAGCAGCAGTTCTATCAATCCGCTAAAGGGTACTTGGGTGCTGCCATTGGGCAGAAGTACAAGATGGAACAGATTGGAGCGGAGCAAAAGGGGCTGTATGATCGGGCAGTGGCAACCAAAAAGCCATCATTAAACATGGGCTCTGCTGATAAGGCGATCTACGATGTTCTTAATCCCCAAGATGATGGATTTGGCAGTCCATCAAGACAATCACAACCCAACGCGCAAGACACTACACAGCCGGCAACAGATCTTGCGGATTTCATAAGACGGCGTCTCGGCTACATCCCCAGCGTAATTCCACCTGCGCTGATGGCTGAATATAATGCACTAACAGGTCAATAATATATGGCTTTTCGAGATATTCTTCCAAACAGAATGCAAAGTGATATCGCTTATGGCGATTACATGAATGCAGAGGCTGACATTAACCGCTTGCAGGGATTGAATCAAAATCTTGCTGCTTATCGTGATGCCCTACAAGAAGCACAGAAAGCTAAGTTTGTTGCTGGCGAGCAATATCTTTCTGCAATAAATGCGTCTAGGGCTAATGCAGGACAAGCTCCGTTTACTGGATGGCCAGAAGAAGCTATGGGTGGACGTAGAGTGTTGCCAGTAGTAGATCGCATGGGCTATCCGCTTACGCCTCAAGAAGAGGCCATGTACGCGCAGGCATCTCCGCGCCGCGTTGTTCCATTGACGCCGGCAGAACTAGCAACATCTCAGCCTGCTGTGCGTCCAAATGTTGTTGATACAAGTTACAGCGGCTTAGGTGCAGACTTTGGTGCAGAAGAGCCAGCGCAAGCAGCCCCAAGTCGCGTTGTGAAATTAACCCCAGAAGAGTTGGCGGCATTTAATGCACGTAACAATTTTGCGCAAGGGCCGGTTCAACAGCAACAAGAGGCAGCGCCGATGTATCCAGAACGAGAGCATGAACTTCGCAGGAGGAATTTGCAGAACAGAATAATAAAAGCAAATCGGTTAACAGATGCTTTAATTCAACAAAATCAAGATCATCGCGAAACATTGGTGGATATGCTTAATAGAAATATTAAAGCATCTATTCCAGAAGAGCAGCTTAAGTCTTTTGATGAAAGCATTGCCGCAAAAAGCATTATGTCTGAAGTTGGAAATCTTGCCAAAACAAGAG